ATTCTTCTTCAATAACTTCTTCAGATACCACTTCATCAGGAGTTTCAATTACCTCTTCTTCCACTTCCTCTTCAACCTGAAGGGGAGTGTTGGCAATATAATTCTCCAGAGCTTTTAATTTTTGCTCCTCAGATAAATCATCAGGTAGCCAAACTTGACGACCATCTGGAGTGGTTTCTAATCCCATGTTACTCCAGCATTTGTTGAACGGAAGGCAATCCTACTGGAGTAGGGGTGGACAATACCCTGCCCCCTCCCTGTTGCTTTATTCTAGTAGATTTTTTTATGGCTTGAACTGCATCGTAAATAGCCTGATTTTTTCGTATTTTTTCTATTTCATCTAGCTGTTCTTGAGTTGGATTTGGTCCATAAGTTGCCTTGGCTATACGCATGATTTCTTTAGGATCATTTACAACATCCATGATGTTTGACTGATTCTCCACATACTCTGTAGCCTGATCCCAAAGTGCAGCTTCGTGTCTCATTTCGGCACTTATAATAGTTCCTTGTTGAGAAAGTTCACCTGCAAACCTCGCACCTCGTTCCGTTAATTTTGATTCAAGGACGGGACTTCCTTGTGCATCTAATTTAGGAACACCCTCTTCCATCACTTGTTCCCATATAACAAATTCATTATCTGAGGTTCCTGCTTTTCCACCGGGAGGACCACTTCCTGCTAATTCCCGAACTATCTGGGTTTTCACAGTGAACGCATCAGGCTTAGTCATGTATTGTCCATAAGCCTCTGCCTGTTTAGCTTGAATTCCTAATTGAGCCAACTTGAGTTGTCTATCTCTTTCTGCTTGAGCCATTGTTGATTGTGCACCTGCTAACGCTAAATCTTCTTTTTCTCCTGCCGCTCTTCGTGAAATAGCTCCCTCTATAACGGGACCCATACTTGCTGATAACTGTTCTGGAGTTCTCGCAGTACCAACGGCTAATCCTGCTCTGAGCATATTCATCCCTTTACTAAATTTATCCCTTTCTTTTCTTCTTTCAGGGGAATAGTAATCTAACATCATTTCTTGATAAGCTTTTTCTGCTTCCGTTTGCCCATAGAGGGAAGGGTCAAATTGAGGCATCCCCCCTAGTTGAGGTATTCCCCCTAGACCGAGTGTGGCATCCTGATAATTTGTTTTACCCAACATGACTCGGTTGGTTCTACCGCCACCTGCCATACCTTCTTCTTCTTCTTCTTCTTCTTCTTTTTTCTTCATGTAATATTCATAGAGTGCTGGGAGCATTCCCCCCATTGATGTATCGCTTTCTATACCAGCCTCAAGTGCCCCTAAAATTCCAAAAGGAGGTAATCTTCCTCCACCTTCCATTCTCATAGGCATTCCTTGAGGCATTCCTTGACCTTGAGGCATTAGGGATTCTAGTCCTCCGCCTTCTATGGAAGCGGGTTGATTAACGGGCATTCCTTGAGCCATAGGCATCCCTTGTGGGGGTGCTCCTTGGGACATATTACTGGGCATAATACTAGAGATACCTTCTTGAACTGTTTCTTCCGCTATAGTAGGACGAGGTGGAGTCTTTTCATGGGCTGCCATACGACCTTTGTAGTCGTCTCTCATTTGTTTCCTGCGTTTGATTTCGGATAACACCAGATACTGTGGAAAACCACCAGTAGGTGCTTGCATTTCAGTCATTAACCTGTCATCAGGTAATGATTTTATGTCGTCTTCTAGTTGTACTATATTCATAATTAACCCATTCCTCCTCCGCCACCGAGGGCTTGATAAAGTCCTAAACCACCGAGTCCTAAACCGAGCATATTCTGTGCGGTAGAAGGTCTAGGTAAATATTGAGAAACCTGTGTACCGGGCTGTACTGGCAATCCTCTGAGTATTTGTGAATAGAATCCAAGTTGTTGTCTGGGATAAGCTAACTGATCTTGAAACTGCTGATAACCGAGATCATATATTCCTTGCTGTTGTGCTTGTCTAGCTGCACCTGCTTGACCTAATTGTTGTAGTCGTTGCATCTCGGCTTGTTGGTCTAATTGTCCTAAACCGCCTAACTGTTGTGCTGCTCCCATTCGTTGTTGCATTTGCTGTGCTTTCGCTAGTCTATCAGACTCCCACGCTTGTCTTGCCATATCATAACCTCTCTGGGAACCTCTGGTTTGTATGTCGGCTTGTAATTGAGCAGCATTTTTTGCTAGTTCGGCTTGCTCTATACCTTCCCGATAACCGCCTAATCCTCCTGCACCTGCAGCTTGCAATCCAAGTCTAGCTTTTGCAGCATCTGCTTGTGATTGTGCTTGTCTTAGTTCTATATCCGTAACTTTCTGTTGATAAGGATTGGTATAAGAAGTAATCTCATCAGCAGTCATTTGAGCAGTGGGGTCTTGATAGCCGACTTTGGAAGCTATGTCAGAAGCTTGTTGCATCTGCCAAGGTGTCCCCGCTGCTGCCATCCCTGCAGCCCCAGTAAATGCTAACTCTTGATAGGGGTCAAATTCTGCGAATCGTTGTCCACCGTAAGGGGTATAGGGTGTAGTAGATTCTTCCTCTGTACGAGTTAATAACCTCTCAAAATACGGCTGTGCGTATTCAGGTAAATTAGTTTGTGTTACCGTTGATGTGGTTTCTTGTGGACCACCGCCTCCGCCTTTACTCATTGTTAAACCTCTTTTCAAATACCGTATAAGCCTTCTTCCATTTAAGACGACTTAACCATTTCCAAAAACCGAATCTAGCTGTACCTTCAATACCGTCACAACCAGAATCTTTTGCCCATGCTTCCAGCTTCATTCCCAGCATGAAAGCCCATTCTTTAAACTCATTACCACCTATGTACTGAATAGCACACATTAAACTATTGGGGTATCTAACAAATTGAGTAGTGGCTACTCCCAATATGTCATTATCATTATTAAACGTAACCCATAATTGTTGTTCATCTTTTAACAAGGCTTCATGCACAGAATTAATTGTCCAGCGACCTCCTGACTTGATGACTGCCTTTTCTAAATGTGGCTCAACATCTTCCCAAACCGTATGAATATAGTGAGCAGGAACTAAAGTTATAATGTAATCAGGATCACTTTCCTTGATCTCAACATAATTAGTATCCTCTTCAAATAAAGCTACTTCTGCTTGGTTCATGTGGGTAATACCTCCTGCTCATCAATCTCTTCAGCCTGTACTGTAGTTCCTGTCTTATTAACCCGAATTTTCTCTAACATTCCATCAAGCTTATCGGCACCTGAATCGCTACTGCCGTCTCCCAACATGGAAACTACATCCGCAGGAACTATATATTCTCCGGGAGAAACTGCAATACCTTGCTGATTACCGATCATGCCATTAACCATATCATCCATACCCCCACCCTGTCCTGAAATGATGCCTTCTGTCTGGGCATTAGGTACTTGTTGCTGTAGGACAGAATCCCTAAGTTGAAGGAAAGCATCTATTCCGTATTTTTCTATAAAAGCTTGTATAACTGAATCTGGATCAGGGTGTTGACCCAATACAGCAGCTATAACTTGTTCTTGCAATTCTTGTTGTGGAGGTATCTGTTCAACAGGTTGTTGCATTGCCGTATCTCTCATACTTTCTTTTATTACTGCTTGTACCTCGGGCTTATTTAAGCTCCCCGTAGTTATTAATCTTTTTACAAAGAAAGGAATAGATTCAAAGCTACCTACTGTAAACCCAGTCAAGCCTATTAACTTGTCTAGCAGGAAGCTTTGTTCTGGTTTTGATAAACTAAAAATATAATTTGTAAGAGGCAAATCTTCAGCATATTCGCCAAGAGGTTCAGCATCTACAGGAATTTCTGTTCCTGCTTGCATTTCTATCTGACCACCTCCCTGCATCGCCATTTGTTCATCATTACCGCCTCCCTGAGGATCATCTGTAGAACCCGAAAAATCTCTCTTAGGATCGTAGAGAAAACTATATGGATCGAATCCCTGACCACCTGCGTATTGATCAAATATATCCTTCCAATCGTAAGATGTTGGATCAAATTTTGAAAAGTCTTGACCGCTTGACCAGTCTTGAAATTCCTGATCTGTTGCAAATTGATCCCAGTCAATACTATTCGTCCAGTCTTGGAAATCCTGATTTGTTGCATATTGTGACCAATCAATATTATTCATCCAATCTTGGAAGTCCTGCTTTGTTGCAAATTGTGAAAAGTCTTGACCACTTATCCAATCTTGGAAGTCCTGATTTGTTGCAAACTGATCCCAGTCAAATTGACTATACCAGTCTTGGAAATCTTCATTTCCATATTGTGACCAATCTTGATTATTTAACCAGTCTTGGAAGTCCTGATTTGTTGCAAACTGATCCCAGTCAAATTGACTATACCAGTCTTGGAAATCTTCATTTCCATATTGTGACCAATCTTGATTATTTAACCAGTCTTGGAAATCCTGATCTGTCGCAAACTGACCCCAGTCAAATTGGTCATACCAGTTTTGGAAATCTTGGTTCTGATATTGTGACCAATCTTGATTACTTAACCAGTCTTGGAAATCTTGGTTTGTTGCAAATTGACCCCAATCAAATTGATCATACCAATTTTGGAAATCTTGGTTCTGATATTGTGACCAGTCTTGATTACTTAACCAGTCTTGGAAATCTTGGTTTGTTGCATATTGTGAAAAGTCTTGACCTGCATACCAGTCTTGGAAATCCTGCTCGGACATAAAGCCTGTTATATCTGGACCTAAACCACTAATATAATCCAACCAATCTTGCTCACTATAACCTCCAGTTGCAAGTAAATTGTTGATGTACTCTTGAAGTGATGAATCGCCAGTACCACCAGTTTCTGTTTCATAATCAGTGTCACTGCCACCACCATCAGTGCCACTGCCACCACCAGTTATTGAACCAGCACTTCTGACTCTTCCGGGAAAGTAGTTGAATTCAGGATCAATGCCGGGCATATAAGTTTTAGGAGGAATAAGTTGTCCTTCGGGTCCATACAAGTATGGACTTTCTGTATAAACAATATTGCCATCATCATCATAGACTATCTCTCCAGCTTCATCGGTTTGTGCAACTGGTTGCATTTGCCAAGGTGCAAGACCTGATTTGGCAAATGGACTTTTTAATGTGGTATGAAGTGGTAATCCAGCAGCATTAGCTTGATTGTATCTTTCCAGCACACTGCCCGTTGGGGCATCTGCAAAGATACTTGGCTCTGGGGGAGTATAAGCAGGAGGGTTGCCCCAAATATTGGAAGTATCAGATGTGTCATCACCTGTGTCATCACCTGTGTCATCATTCATCCAAGGATAGAGTGATGTATCAGTAATAATTTGTGTTCCTCCCGGAGCAGAAGATAACTGTCCTCCTTCTTCGTAGTGGGGTATCTGTCCTCCTTGAGCACCGTATAAGGGCGGTTGATAATAAGGAGATCGAGGAGAGATTTGTTCGGGGTATTTCGCTAAAAGCTCCTCTCTTCTTTTGCCTTTTCCTGCTCGCCATTCTGCCATATCTCTTTCAAATTGTTCTTGGGCTTCTTGAGCACCCAATGAACCGCCCCCTAAAGCGATGGGTAAATAGTTTTCGGATAAAGAACTTAAAGTATTTTTACTAAATAAATTTCTTCCTATATCTCCAAGTCTTTCTGTTCCGCTTTGAGCTATCCAATCTGACATGGCTTCTTTGCTTACTTCTTCTCCTGCTGTTTGTGCTGCTCGTTCTGCTACCCATTGTGTCGGCACTGGTGTTTGTAGGGCTGCTGCTTTAAGAGATTCTTCTGAAGCTATCTCTCCTAAAGCTTCTGAACCAGAGCCTACCTCTCCAAATACACTTCCTAAACCATAGCCCATAATTCCAGACATAATTCCTTTCTCAAGATCACCTGTCTCTGCCCACGTTCCGAGTGCTGAACCTATCGCTCCTGCTCCCGCAGCCCCTAACATAGAACCTCCAGCTAATCCCGGCAGGAAGGTACTTCCGAGTAAGCTTCCCAATAAAGCTCCTATAAACATCTCAGGCTGTCCTGTCTGGGGGTTAGTCGTTATTGGTATTAAAGAAGCTATGCCCTCTACTTCCTTTGGATTAACGTGCATAAGCATTGTGTCGCCATAACGACCCATTCCTGCTAATTGCTGTGCTTGTCTTCTAGCATCCATATTATCTTTCCTCTTTGGTTTCACATCCAAATACATTAAAACTCATATCTACTGCACTCGTATAAACTTTTAAAACATCATCTTGATTAAGCGTTATCCCTATCACTATAGTTAGAGAATCATTAGCTGCAACCGATTTATCATAATACAGATACTGTTTATCATCAGCAGAAGCACCGCCTACATGAACGCTTAACCTAAATGTAATGGCAGAACCAGTCCTATTCGCTGCCACAATAGAACTTATTGTTGTTTGCGTCAGGTCTGGAACCGTATATAAAGTTGTAGTAGTAGTAGCTGCAGGGTCTACCTGACCCAATACTTTTAAAGTATCCGTCATTGTTTAGCTCCCATTAACAAAAACTGATGTCTTTTAACAGATTTACTGGTTACGCTTTCTGTCATATTTTTTAATAAAGTAACTTCAGTCTGCAAATTCTGTATTATCTGTTCCAGTTGTCTACGAGTCATAGACTCATTAGCTGAATTGTATTCAAGTGGAGCAACGGGTAAGGGTACTGGATTCTTTCCTGCCATAATTATTTCCTTCCGTCAGATCGCATATCTATTCGTGTTGCTCCCAATCTCCACCCGTAACCCAATCCACTGCTCTCAAATCTAAGAATTGTTTGCCTTGATCGTGCTCTTATAAAAGCCTGTGTATAACTTGGAGTAACATCACTGGTTGTTAATGTAGTCGCAGTAGTTAATGGATAGTCTGTACCTTTTACTGTAATCGTTACCGTGTCATCTGAATCAGAATTCTTAAACTTCAAGTCGGGTATGATCCGACTTAAAAACATAAACCTATCTCCATCTGGTTCCAGATCAAAGTCAGCACTCTCAATATAAGCGGTCATCGCACTACCGTCAGCATCATCTCCTCTTTCTTGGTCATAGAGATAATTCTCATCGCTACCAGATGTTTTACCCGCACCAAGTGGAAATTGCAAAGCGGGTGCTTCTATCCATGCGGTTCGGGTAAATGAATCCGTGTTAGTTCCTATTGACCAGACATTCTCTAAATAATTATAGATAACATAACGATCAATCTCATCAGAACTTTCTGAACAATAAAACCATATAATTTCATTCTTATCTACATTACTTGATCCAAATACTTTATATGCTTGACCTAAATTTATATCGGAATAAATATAGTCCTGTACGTCACAATTAAGAGCTTGCACTGTTCCTGTGTACATATAGAAACCACCTCTATCCATAAAGAATACTCGATTATCGGCATTAACAGCAGCGTTAGGAGAAATCAATGAAGGTCCTTCTGTTATTTCATTGAAAGTAAAAATGAAAGGTGCTCCCGCAAATCTCATGGATTGCATTCCCACATCAGTCCAAATCAATATTTCCTGACGAGTTCTTATAGCTCCTATAATAGTAGAACCTGAAGATAACTTTTGTCCTCCTGCCGTATTGGTAGAAGTAGGAGTCCAATCAATAGCACTTTCTTGGTCTGACCATCTAACCAATAGAGGGTCTAAATCAGAAGAACCAATCGGATTAGAGCCAAAGCAAATAATATGCCTATCTACATCAGATACCATTATCTGTAGAGCTTTGGTAGGAGGATTGCTTGCACTGCCCAAGCTAGTAAAAGGTATTGCTCTAGTGCCAGTACCTGAAGATTCGTCCCAATAATAAATTCCTCCAAGTCTTACACAACTTATTAAATCATCTCCAAAATTATCCGATGACCACAAGCGTAATTGGTTAGTATCAGTGATAGCTGTAACAGCCCCCCAAGTACCAGCACCCCAAAGTCCTGCACCCCAACCAGTAGATGAAACGTAGTTAATTATACCAACATTAATTTGATACGCTCCAACAACAGAACTTCCACCATTACCACTGTCACTGCTATTAGCCGTAACTTCATCTCCATCAGTGTCTTTGGCTTCTATGGTGTAGCTGTTCGTATCAACAATGGTAGCAATTTGATATTCTTGGTTGAGTACCGTAGCAGTGATATTGCCACCCAAAGTAGCTGCACCACTAAAGGTTACAAAGTCATTTTGTACTGCTCCATGACTTGAATCAGTTACAGTTATAGTTGCATCTCCATTACTTGCTGAAAATGTAACATCTCCTGCTGAAGTAGTAGCCCGAATTGGAGTGATATCGTTAAAATCAGCACCTTCTTTTACATATAATTTTAAATGAGTTCCTAACCCCAAATAATCAGTCTGTGCTTGATCTCTCCAAGAGTGCATATTTCGGCAAGTACCTATAAAAGTATTAGTAGTATTCTTTTGCCAACCGCCTATTTTTTCAGGCAAACCGCTTCTAAAACGAATTTTGTCAGCATCATACCAACCACCTTCTTCTGAATAAGAAGTTCCTTCCCTGTCTATTCCCGGTTTAAAAATATACTTTTTTAACATTATCCTTGTAATACTCTATTTCTTAAACGTATTGCTCTGTCACCCACTTGACTTGACCACTTAGAATCCATCATTTCTTCAGCAGCTCGTTCCCAGTCGGAAGTCTGCATAGCCTGAATAAAATTTTTAAATTTATTGAAACGTGGGTGTCCTAAATTAAAACACATATTTGCTATTACTCTCTGGTGATTATCACTAAGATTTCTCCACCAAGGCTCTTTCATATCTAATTCATCACAAACTATTTTTATATCGTTATCCAGACACTCTCTGATCCTTTGCTCAGAAACAGGAGTTCCTACAGGCTTTCCGTGTTCTTCATCTTTCTCAGTTATTAGATGACCTACCCCTAGTGTGGGATAGCCAAGATGATCTAAATAGATTTCGTATTCAAATCCTTCATCAGCAATAAGCTCTTTCATTAACTGGTCTTTATCCATCGTCTTCTTCCTCGTCATCAAGACTTCTGTAATACTCAACAATCGCCAAAATATCTCTCGTATAACGCTTAATTTCTGCCATATTATTGCTAATATTTTCATAGTCTTTAGTGGTTAGTGCGTAATAGGCTTGTCTTGGAGCCTTTCCTTCTTCAATTAGTTGCAGATATTCTCTCATTATATCGGGTGTCAATATCTCCCAATCAAAATTAACCATCTGCATTTCCATAGGTAGCGGTGGATGAAACATAGGTGGTCTTTCTTCTATATTTACTACTTCTACAGGTTTAGTTTTAGCTCCTCCAAACTGAAACATAGAACAGGCACTTAAAGTTAGTAGAGTAAAAGATATAAATAGAATTCTAATTACTTTCATTTACTTACTCACGTTTTCGCCATCTTTTTTTTTACCCTTACCTTCTGGTTCTTCAGGTTTATCATCAAACTGAGAAGGATCAGTCAACTCTATTAAACCATCGAAAACACGCTTAGTCGCTTTATTAACTTTACCTTCCAGCAGTTTAGGCTTTGCCATAGCTAAAGCGTCTAAATCATGGCGAGCAAATGTCTGTTTGAGGGCATTAACCTCACGCATATTATCTTGATTCTTCTTAGTAAGACTATCTATTTGGGCGTAGGTCTTTTGTTGTTGTGCTAGATTCTTTTTAATCTGCTCATTCTGTTTGGTAATTTCACTTTCAAGCACGATGGCATTACCTTTTAAGATAGCAATTTCATCATTGAGTTTGCCAATCCATACATAAGAGCCACTGACTACCAGTAATAACGCTAGTCCCAAACCTATTGATAATTTCATATATGCTCCTTAAAAACCTTCCCCTGCCAATTTAGAGCAGGAGCAGACTGACTCCAGACCAACAGGGGTCGGCTAGTTTGCTAATGGATTTTTACTGCCTTCTATTTGATTTTCTAATCTAACTATATCTTCTTCAGACACTTTCTAACAGCTACTGATAAACCTTCAAGCTGTGCTTTCAAACTACTTGTATCAGGTATTTTTATACCATCTATTTCTTTTTCTAAATACTCAACTGAAGTTTCTATACCTGCAAATCTTTGTTCAATTAATTGTTGAGCATCTTCTGTTTCTCCCAGTCCACCTATTTTCTTTTCTAGGTTTTCTAATCGGTTGACGTAACCTGCACCTGCATAGCCGAATCCAGCTAATGTGCTTACAATAGTCGCTAAAGCGATTATTTGCCCACCTTTTGATTTAAACCATTCCATATTCTTCTCCTATAAGTTGGGTTGTTGATTGATTAAGCTCTGCATCGTATTAAGGCTTGTTCTAGCTAAACCATAAAATGCGTCTATATTGTCTGAAATTGAAGCATCCGTATAGATTGCTCTAGGCTCGTACCATGTTTCAGCTTGAGGAATAGTAGCTTCTCGGTAAGCATCAAACCCCGGAACATAACCTAAAAATGCTACCAGTGTTGACTCGTCTCCATATTGTCCTGTTTCTTCTTGTGTAGCCTGTCCTTCTTCTTGTTGTTCCTTAATGTTCTGGGCAATAATCTTATCTGCTATTTGATCTGCTTCACTAGCCGTCATCACCCCTCCAATAGCGGTATCAATTTCACCTTGCATATTGGTTACTTGCACATCTGCCATAACTACTTGTGGACTTGCATCGAATGTAGGCATTGGCGTTATCACTGTAGTCACATTACTTACAGTTTGCGTACTGCCACCCATACCACTGGTTGAACCCATATCCTGATTCAAACTTAATACTGTATTAGTTTGTACTTGTGCAGTTTGTATTTGATCTGAAATACTGGGAGAGCTGCTTGTTGAGAATCCACCCCCAGAAGCTGAACTGGCTACTGCGGTTGTGGTTGTGTTACCTGCGGTATTGCTTACCACAGAACTACTACTTCCTCCACTACTGCCATAACTACTGCTTGAACTACTTGTGGTGCCACCTGTACTGCTTCCCCAGCCTCCTGTACGAACTGTAGTCCCTGCTGTAGTCCCTGCAACACTGTTAGAAGCAGCTTGAATGGTACTAGCTACTACATTTAATTGGGTCGCAGTAATTCCTCCTTTCCTTTCTTCTTCTTCTTCAGCCACTAAGGCTTCTCTTTCTTCTAATATTTCTTCTTCGGCTTCAGCTAGTCTTTCTTCTTCTATATCTTCAAAGATTTCTTCTACCGCTTCTTCTT